CGAAGTTGGCAACGAAGTCGCCGGCTCCGGTGATCCACTGGCGTGCGCCCGATCCGAAGTATTCTGCACGGTCAAACTGGCGGCTCGGGTCGAGAAGGTCGTACATCTTGCCCGACGGCAGGTCGCGGTTTACGCCATCGACCGCCATCCACGCCGTTTGCATGAGCGACGCGCCCGACTTGGCCGCGTCGGTGTAATCCTGGTGGAACTTCGGGTCCCAGATGTCGGCAAAGCCGACGAGTTTCACGGCGTTCTCGAACACGCGCCCCGGGTTATCCGTGAGGCTGCCGTCGCCGGTATCGGTCAGATAACGGATGTTGGCGTTGATGAGGCGTGACATCGTACGCATAGGTGCGCCCGTGAACATGCCAGTGATGGGTGCGGCCACGTACTCTTGCATCCACTTCGGGACGCCGTGAGTGCCGGTCGGGTCTTCGGCCTGGTCCTGTTGCAGCGACACCATCTGATTGCCTGCCGCGACTAGCGGGTCAACAGGCTTGCTCGCCTGCGGGGCGAGCATTCTCGCCGCGCCGAAGGTGGAGATGGCGGTGTTGGTGTTCTTCGCGATGTCAAACGACGCACCGACAGGGTTGCCCTGTTGAAAGGCGAGCCCTGCGCGCTCAAACGCGCTAGTCGGAAGCGTCACTGAAACCCCTAGGAATAGAGTGCGGTACGGACAAGTCGACGGAACGATGGCGTAGCATCGGGTTGCCCCGCTGCCTGCACGAGTGCCGCCATGGCGGCAGGGCCAATAGCGGCCACATCGGCTCGCCGTTCATCGCCGGGGGTACGTGGGAGGTTGAGCGCGGAAGAATCCGGTCCCGCTCCCGAATCAGCGCCGGCTGTGACCGGCTGGTTCGGGTCGGTCGATGGCGCGGACAACGGGGGCTGCTCAGCGAATGGGTTACCACTTGTCGCGGCAGGGGCAGGTTGACGTGCCGCGCCCGCAAGCGGAGCGGACGATTGGAGGTTCTGCAAGTCCGCAACTTCCCCGTATGAGGGGCTGTTCGGATTCATCACACCACCGCCGTCGGTCCGGGCGCTAAGAGCGCCAGGGCCGGAAACGGGTGCGGGGTTACTAGGCGAGCGGTAGCCGCCCTGGCCGTTAGCCAACGTGCCTCACCGTGCCTTCGTGTCGTCGTTCGGCTACATCAGGGAATGTCGTGGTGCAGTTACACCGGAATGCGGCGTGTAACGCCGCCGCGGATGCTTGGCTGCCCATTCGAGCCGGTGCCCGCAAAGAGCGTCTGCAAGTCCGGGCGTGCGCCCGGCCCGCGAGCATTAGCGCCACCCGGATTCTCGGGGGCCTGCCCGGCCATTCCCATCAACCCGCCTTCTGCGCCGGGTTCGCTGCCAGGCTCGGTCATCGCGTCCGGGGCCGTCTCGGCTTCCGGCTGCTCCTGCTCTGCCTTCGGGGCGGGGAAGATGCGCGACAGCGCATCCTCAAGCCGTTCGCCCTTCTGCACCGCCGCGAGCGCCGCAACCGTCGCGGTGATGATGCTTGAGGGGTCCTGCCCGCTCATCACCATCTGCGGCATCGACGCGACAAGACCGGCCATTCCTTCGACCAGCGAGTTTCGCAGCTTCTCAATGACGATCTTGCTTTCTTCGTCCTGCGGGTTCATGTCGGACGGCAGGTGCCGCCGCACGTAATCCTTGGACACAAGGTCGCCGCCGAGCGCTTGCAGAAGGAACACCAAGCCACGGTTCGGGTCCAAACCGGCGACGCCGCCGTACGCGACCTGCACCGTGTAGTCGCCCTTGATGTCGCGCGTGGGGCGGTAGGTGAGCTTGTACGGGCTTGAGTCGGCAACACCCTGAATCGTCTTCGAGTCGTTCGGCCAGAAACGCTCGTCCAGCTCGAAACACAGCGAAATGACCTGCTCGAAGTGGCCCACAAGCGTGTCCTGGCACATCGCAATCTGCTGCGAGTACCCGGCCATGAGCTGCTGCACGCCCTTGCCGGTGACCACGGACGCGTCAATCGACCCGCCGAGCGCTTCGGGGACGATGGCCCCGAACTCGATCTCGTGCGAAAGGTAGGCCGTCGTGGTGAATGCCGACTGCGGAACGTCAAGACCAATGCGCCGGATCTGATCCGGCGAGTTGGAGTGGATGATCGCGCCGGGGCCGGTAGGCACGTCGATGACGTCGTTCGGTACGGCAATGGGCGCTTCGACGGCCTGCGCCGCTGCGGACAGCGTGTAGGTTTGCATCGCGTGAAGCGCGAGCTGCACCCAAATGAGATCGTCAAACGCGCCGTGGATCTCCGAGTCAAGCCCCGGCTTTGCCGTGGCGACGTAGGTGCAGCGCCCCATCGGGTTCTTCATGTCGACCAGCACGTGATGCTTGCCGTACTTCGAGAAGAACATCACGATGCGGTCGGCAGAGACGTACTTGATTACCTCAAGCGGCCCGGCAGGGGAGAACGAATTGACCTGGCTTGCGGCCTTGATCTCAGCGGCCTGCTCGGGGAACTCGGCCATCAGCTCGATCGGCTCGCGCGTGAACACGCGCGCAATCTCCACGGTGCGGCCCTGGCGGTCCCACACAGGGTAGAACCCGATGGAATCCTCCACGAAAATGTGGGGGAACTTGCCGGCGACGTCCGGCTCAACCGACGTGACGAGAAGGCCGTACGAGTAGAACTGGTCCGCGCCCGTTTGCATCTGCGACGCGAGGCGCGACCGCTTCATGTAGAAGTTCGCCACCTTCGAGCGCGTGTCCGCGAAAGCGCGGGCGCGGTCGGACGTGCCGGTCAACGCGGTGCAGGAAACGATCGGAAGGGGCGACAGCGCCGCGCTTGCGTGCTTTGCCATGACGTCAATGCGGTTCGCCACGATCGGCCGGGGCCAGTCGTCAGAGAACAGGCCCGGCGCAACGGCGTCGAAGTCGCCGTGGCGCACCGCACGCACTTCCGCCGCGCGCACATCGCGAAGGGCCTGGCGCGCCCGCATCACGTCAACGCGTGCGGCCACTAGGCCAATACTGCGATCATCGGACATCTTCACCCCGCTCGTAAGCCGCGAAACGGCATCGAGCCGGTCGCCCTAAGATTCTTCCTGCCACGTGCCATGAAAGGAATTGACTGGTGCGTCGCAACCGGACGGTCGCGGTCGAAGCCGAGGATCTGCCGGGCGCGGAGCTCGAAGAACCACAACGCCATCGGCCCGTCCTGCCGCAACTGCGTCCCGCGCTTGCCCGGAATCCACAGCATCAACTCTTCGATGAGCGTCTTGATGCCCTGCGACAAGTTCTGATCCGGCAGCTCGATCAGGTTGTCTTTGTTGTGCACCTCCCGACCCGCACCCTCGTTGATGCGGCGCGTAGAGCCAAACAGGGGCGCGATGCTCGCCACGCCGAAGTCCGGGTCGGACTTGTTGCGGCTCGTGTAGTGCGGCGTCATCTTGACGCCCCGGGTCGCCAGATAGGCGGTGATCTCCGGGTCGGTCGTCAAGAACAACTGGAAAGCGTTCTTCTCGATCACCCATTCGTTCACCCCGTACGTCGTGGTGACTTCCTTGATGAGATCGCGAATGTACCGGGGCGAAGGGCTGCCCTGCACCCACGCCTGCTCAATCCACCGCTTCTGACTCGCCCGGTCGACCTTGCCCACCAAAGTGAACGTGTCGCCGGTCATGGCCGGGTCCATGGACGCGATAGTCCACATTCCCTCGCCGCCACCCTTCGGATGGCCCCATGCGCCCGCCGTCAGCGGGCCAGCCTTGCGTCGCCCGTCAACACACGCCAGAACGCACTGCGGACGGAACGTGGCATCATCGCCAACACCCGACTGCTGCTGGTAGACCAAGGCCCACGTCTTAGCCTTCTTGTCCTCGCGCACCTCGCTCAAGCGAGGTCCATTCCAGGCTGGATACGTGCCGTCCTCGCCGGGAAGTTCATCGGACTCTTCGTCCAGCTTCTTCGAGCTGGCGGGCCACAAGCACACCCAGTCCGCCGTGGAATCCGCGAAGTGCAGGACGGCCGGCTGCGCCAAATGAGTCCACGGGGAATGCCCGGACAGGTAGCGCTCGCCGTTCATCAGCTCGGAATAGATATCCTGTTGCCCGACGCGTGTTCCGACCACGAGAAGAACGCCGTCGAACAGACGAGACGACACGTCCTGCGCGAGCCAGTCAATCTGCTTCTCGAACTCGTGCGCGTTGCCCACATCGGCCACATCATCCAGAATGATGAGGTCCGCGCGTGCACCGTAAATCTGCCCGCCGATACCCAAGGCTTCGACGGTGGGGTCCTTCTCGCCGGACGTGCGACCGCCCACGTAAATCTTGTTCGAGGACCACTCGCCCGTCCCACGGAAGCCGCCCTCCGGGGCGAAGGCATCCTGCAACGCGGACCAACGCCGGTCGGTCAAGCGTTGCTTGATCGAGTACAGGAACTTCTTCGCCTGCGCCTGCGTCTTCGACACGATGATGATTCGCACGTTCGGGTTCATGCAAATGCGGTACAAGCTGTACTCGATCGTCAGCACCGTCGACTTCGCGTGGAAGGGGGGCGTGTTGATGAGCACCCTGCGCCGGTTCTTCCCCGGCTCGTAAATCTCGCCGTCGATGGGCGTGTACTCGCGGCCCTCGATCACGTCGACCCACGCCTGCTGATGGCGGTAGGTGTCCTGATCCAAGAAACGCTTGCGGAAGGCGGGGAACGACATGGCCGAAAAATCCTCCGGTACGCCGCGCACCTTGCCGGACCGGATGCGCTCGCGGATGCGGTCAACCTCACCCGTGAAATCCGTGTCGAGCTTGCGCCAGTTTTCGTACGTGTGGATGGTGCGCCCCACCGCCAGCATGGCGGCTTCAACCTGCCAACCCTGCTGAATGTAATCCAGCACGGCTTCCTTCGCGGCAGGCAAGGGGGGTCGCACAGTACGCCTCCGAAAAGGGGGGTGGGGGAGGGGCCGCCGGCAGGCGGCAGGGCGGATTGAAAAGGTCCGCGTAGTCCGGTCGCGCCTCGCGCGTGCGGGCACAACGGCTTGCTTCGCAACCCTTTCGGCGTTGCTTCGCAACTTCTGATGGGGCCGCGATCCCTGGATTAAAGGGAGGGGATCGTGGTCGAACCTCGCGCGTAGTACACGCGAGCAAGCCTGCGAGCGTGTGCC